CCCACGCGCGGATTTTTTCCCCTGCGGTTTTGCCCGGGGAGGTTTGTTAATGCCACTCACTGACAAGCAGGCGAAGTTCGTTGACGCCTATCTCATTGAGCCGAATGGGAAAAAGGCGGCGATCGCGGCTGGATACAGCGCGGCCACAGCCGAAGCTGCCGCATCGCGGTTGTTAAGGCACGTTGGGGTAGCTGCTGAGCTTGATAGGCGGCGCAAGTTGCTGTCTGTGAGGGCCGGCGTGACACCTGAGATGGTGGTCGCTGAGTTGGCGAAGCTCGGTTTTGCGGACATCAGGCAGGTTCTCGGTTGGCGGTCGGTGGATCGCAACTTGTTCACGGAAACTGGCGAGCCGGCCGAAGTCGAGGGTGTTGTCGTCAACATCAAGGACAGCGCCGACATATCGCCAGAGGCTGGCGCCGCCATCGCGGAGGTCTCACAGACCAAGGACGGAACGCTCAAGGTCAAGATGCATGACAAGCTGGGCGCGCTGGTGCGCATCGGCCAGCATCTGGGGATGTTCCGTGCGCCGGTGTCCGAAGAAGAGCCGGGAAAGAAGGAACAGGTGGCGGCAAAGAGCAAGTCCGCCGAGCGCGGCACTGCGTGGGATGGCTTGCTTCAGTAGCTACGGTAGATTGAAAATAGACGAGCCCGCGTGATGTTCCACCATCAGCGCGGGCTCTAACCACTTCAACCTGAACGGAGCAGGATGAGAATGGCTGATGCCGATTTTACGGTCGCCGTCGAGTGCGATCGGGTCCGCGTGTGCACCACGTGCCGGCAGGAGAAGCCTGCCACGCCGCAATACTTTCACGCATGCAAGCGTAATGCCGATGGATGTCGGGCCGTCTGTCGAGTTTGTCGAGCGGCAGACTACGCCGCGCACAAAGAGGAGCGGTCTGTGCAGCGCCGGGAGCACTATCTGGCCAACAAAGAGCGGATATGCGCAGCGGCAAGGGCATATTACGAAGCCAACATTGATGCGCAGCGCGCATCTGCGCTTGATCGGCACCACAGGAACCGCGACAAGCGGATTCGCCAGCAGCGCGAATACCGGGCGAAGCACTTGGATGAGTTGCTTGCGAAGCAACGGGCTCGGCACCATGAGACATGGCGAGATAGATACGGCGCAGATCTTGAGTTCACGCTGAAGCACAGGGTAAGGGCTTTGATTCGCGTCACGCTCACTAAGGGGCGAGATGGATTGAGGATGCGTGAGCTACTTGGTTACGGAACAGAGGAGTTGAGGGCTCACCTTGAGAGGCAGTTCACGCAAGGCATGAACTGGACCCGTTTCATGGCTGGCGAAATCCATATCGACCACATCGTTCCGGTTTCTGCTTTCGATATCCAGTCCCCTGACTCACCAGAGTTTCGAGCGTGCTGGGCACTATCGAATTTGCGCCCCATGTGGGCTCGTGACAACCTCAGCAAAGCCGGGAAAGTCCTGACCCTTCTGTGAACTGGAGTACAGAGCAGCCCGACTGGAGAGAACGGATCCGGTCGGGGAGGTCGCTCGTCCCTACGCTGCCGCTGCACAAGAAACAGGCGGAGGCAGCAGTCAAGATCTTCAACATGCTTCGGCTGCCGGACGTGCCCGGCCAGCCATCGCTGGCCGAAGCGGCTGGTGATTGGCAGCGCGATCTTGTGCGCGCGCTGTTTGGGTCGTATGACCCTGATGCCGGGGTGCGACACCTGCGTGAGGTCTTCATGCTGGTGCCGAAAAAGTCATCGAAGACGACAGCTGGCGCAGCAATCATGCTGACTGCCGTCTTGATGTCACGCAGGCCGCGCGCCGAGTTCCTGCTCGTCGCCCCGACGCAAGAAGTGTCCGATTTGGCATTCCGGCAGGCGGTCGGGATGATCGAGGCCGACGATGTGTTGCAGGCCAAGTTCCACATCCAGGAGCACATCAAGAAGATCACCTACCGGCCGACCGGGTGCTTCCTCAAGGTGAAGTCGTTTGATCCAAAGGTGGTGACTGGATCTAAGCCGGCAGGCGTCTTGCTGGACGAGTTGCACGTCATTGCCGAGGCGCATGATGCTGACCGAGTGATAGGCCAGCTGCGCGGCGGCCTGATATCGCAGCCAGAGGGCTTCTTGGTGACGATCACCACTCAGTCAGAGAGGCCGCCGGCCGGGGTATTCAAGGCCGAGTTGCAGAAGGCCAGGGCCGTGCGGGATGGGACTCTGCAGGCGCCAATCCTGCCGATCCTGTACGAGTTCCCGGAGGGCGTTGACTGGCGAGATCCCGCCAATTGGCGGATGGTGACACCGAACCATGGGCGGTCCATCACCGTCGAGCGCCTGATTCCTGACTACGAAGCGGCGAAGGCGGCTGGCGAGGAAGAGTTCAGGCGCTGGGCCTCCCAGCATTTGAATGTAGAGATCGGCCTCGCCTTGCGGCATGACCGTTGGGCCGGCGCCGACTTCTGGGAACAGCGCGGCACGACGCTGACCCTCGAAGCCCTCCTTGCCCGCAGCGAAGTCGCGGTGATCGGGATCGACGGCGGCGGGCTGGATGACTTACTCGGGCTCGTGGTGCTGGGGCGGGACAAGTACAGCCGGAAGTGGCTGCTGTGGGCGCATGCGTGGGCGCACAGGATTGTCCTGGAGAGGCGCAAGGAGATCGCGCCGCGTCTGCTCGATTTCGAGCGCGATGGCGATTTGACCATCGTGGAACGTCCTGGCGATGACGTCGAGGCTGTGGCTGACATTGTTTGCCGGGTGCGAGATGCTGGCTTACTGCCTGAGACGTTGGCAATCGGCGTCGATGCTGCGGGGATCGGGGACATCGTTGATGAGTTGACCTCGCCCGGACGGGATATCACGATGGAGCAGATCACGGCGATATCGCAGGGATGGCGGCTCAATGCTGCGATCAAGACTACAGAGCGGAAGCTTGCCGGCGGCGAAATCGAGCACGGCGGCCGGCCGATGATGGCTTCGTGCGTGAGCAACGCTCGCGTCGAGCAGAAGGGGAATGCGATCGTGATCACGAAACAAGCCTCTGGCACCGCGAAGATTGACCCGCTCATGGCGACATTCAACGCCGTCGAATTGATGAGCCGGAATCCCGAAGCATTTGGCGGCAGCGTCTATGAGGACTTGGCCAGGATGCGCAAGGCGCGAGAGGCGGCCGCGGCATGAGCTGGTGGGGTCGGATGAAAGCCGCTCTGAACGAGTGGAACCCGAGGCTATGGTCGTCGATGCCGTCCGGTCTGGAGACCGTGCGCATTGTGCAGCCGATGATGACGACGGCTGGTCCTACGGTCGATGCGGACACGGCGCTCAAGAATGCGGCGGTGTGGGCGTGCGTGAGGTATCTGTCGAGCACGCTGGCGCAATTGCCGTGGCGCGTGATGATGGACAACGGGGACGGGACTGCGCGGCGCGCGCCGACGCATCCTGTTGATTGGCTGATTGCGCGCCGGCCGAATCCAGAGATGGGGTCGTTTGCGTGGCGCGAGACGATGGTCGGGTGGGCGTGCCGGTATGGCAATGCTGTTTCTGAGATTCAGCGCGACAACAGGGGCGTTCCCGTGGCGCTGTGGCCAATCCATCCGACTCGCGTCGGGTTCGGACGGGATGATTCCGGGCTGGTCTATGGAATCCGCGAGAACGATGGGTCGATGCGCTACCTCGCGGCCTCGGATGTGTACCACGTCCGCGGCTTTGGCGAGGGCTCTGTCGGGCTCGACGTGATCTCTTACGCTGCTGAGTCGATCGGCTGGGCGCGTGCTACGGAGCTTTTCGGAGCGACATTCTTCGGCAACGGCGCGAACGCGAGCCTGATCGTCCGCGTGCCCGGAAAGCTTAGCCCGGAGGCGAAGGAAGAGATCGACCGCGAGATGCAGCGCAGGCATGGCGGTCCTGGCAACAGTAACCGCAGCATGATCCTCGACGCCAAGATGGAAGTCGAGAAGACCTCCGTGGAGCCGAATGATGCGCAGTTCATTGAGACCCGGCAGCATCAGGTGGAGGAAATCTGCCGGTGGTTCGGGGTTCCGCCGCACAAGGTCATGCACCTGCTGCGCGCGACATTCTCGAACATAGAGCACCAGGCGATCGAGGTTGTGCAGGACTCAATTACGCCGTGGTGCAAGCGGTTCGAGGAGGAGGCCGATTACAAGCTCTTCGGCGGCAACCGTTTGAGCTTCTTCACCAAGCTCGACCTGAAGGGCTTGCTCCGTGGTGATTTTCAATCGCGGCAAACCGGCCTGCAGATCATGCGGCGCAATGGCGTCATCAATGCCAACGAATGGCGCCGGCTGGAGGACATGGATGAGATCGGCCCTGACGGTGACAAGTACATCGTGGAGGGCAACATGACAACGCTGGAGGCTGTCGGGACATTGCCTGATGCCTCGCAGGCATCTGCGGGATCTCAGCAGGACAGCGCAGGTTCACAGGCCCCATCTTCGGCCGTCAAAAGGGCACGAGAGCAGCAGGCGAAAGCTCTGCTCCACTGAGCCAACCCGATTCATTTCGAGCCCGCCGCGTGCGGGCTTTTTGCATTTCTGGGGATCAATCCCATGCATCTATTCGCAGATTGCGAGATTGTGCGAGGCCACTGGCGCGGCACGAATGCGGTTCTCATCGTTGGGGATCGAGCGGTGACGCCTGAAGAGGCAAGGGCGCTCCTGGCGCAGTTCGCTGCGTCGTTCGGCCCTGACCAGACGCCGGTGTATTTCAGCCGCGATGGCTGGCAGTTCATCGCGCAAACTCCATTTGCCGATGGCGGCTACTTGGGCGCGAAGGTAGGGCGTTTGGGAGAGCCCGGCGTTGTCCATAGCGAAATGGTCGTCAGCCAAGACGCGGCGGAACAACTTGCCAAGTGGGCGCAGATTCCGCCGGCTGACGAGGTGCTGGAGCAGCCAGTGCAGCCGCTTGCCGAGCCAGCGCCAGATGAGGCGCAGAAGCGCGGCCCTGGCCGCCCGAGGAAACTCTGATGGGCGCCGGGTTTTCCGTCAAGGCCAAGGCCAACAAGTCCGCTGAAGTCCTCATCTACGAGGATGTCGGCGCTGGGTGGTTCGGTGGCGTCACAGCGAAGGAATTCGCTGCCGAGCTCAAGGCGCTCGGCGACGTCACGTCAATCGACGTGCGCATCAACAGCTACGGCGGCGATGTGTTCGAGGGGCTGGCAATCTATAACCAGCTCGTGAGGCACAAGGCGACGGTGACGACGCACGTGGATGGCATCGCTGCATCCATTGCCTCGGTCATCGCCATGGCTGGCAAGGAAATCCGCATCGCCGAGTCAGGCTGGATGATGATCCATGACGCCTGGGGCATGGCGGTCGGCAATGCTGCGCAGATGCGAGAGATGGCAGATCGGCTCCAGGCCACAAGCCACACCCTGATGCAGATCTACGCTGCCCGCACTGGTGTCGATGAGGCGACGCTGAAGCAATGGATGGTGGAGGAGAAATGGTTCGATGCCTCAACGGCGATCGAATCGAAATTCGCCGACTCCATGGCGGAGAACCTGCGTATGGCAGCCCGCGCTGTACCGGAGCAATTCGCGTTTCGCCACGCTCCTGATGCGATTCGGCGCGCCGCAGTGGCCCGCGAGGAATCCAGACCTCACCCAGCGAACGATGACGTTCGCACCAATCTCCTGAATCTATCGGAGCGCATTCGTGCGCGCCGGCAGTCTCGCGGCGCTGGGGCGTAAGTCCTGCCGCGTTCCCCGAGCCGCGTTCCCCGAGCCGCGAGGCTCTTTGCCTATGGCCCGCCACTCGCGGGCCTTTTTCTTTTGTACTCCAGAAAGGTAAATGCCATGCGTGGCGCCCCTAATCACATTCACGTTTGGAAGTCGCGGCAGGCGGCCCTCGTCGCCTTCTGCGCTGCTGTTGGCGTTCGCGCTGATGCCGAAGATCCCACGATCGTCGGGTATCGCAGGCGGCAAGAGGAGTTGATCGAGACCTCGAACAACATCCTGGCCGCGGCCGATACCGAAAGCCGCGAGCTGACCACCGATGAGCGTCGTCGCATCAGCGACAACAGCTCCGAGGTCGAGCGCCTGGAGGAGGAGATCGCCCTTCGCCGCAGCGTCGCGGCGCAAGACCAGCGCATGCGCGAGCCGCAGCCGCGCCGGACGTCGGCAAGCGCCGCGGAACCCCTCAATGAGGACGAAGGCCACCAGCCTGCTGCGGCTGCTCGCCCGCAGGCCAGCGCGACCCACATCCAGACCACGCACATCTCCACGCCTGCCACCCGTGCGGCACAGCGTGGCAATGGCGGATTCAACAGCTTCGGCCACTTCGCTCAAAGCGTCCGCAATGCCGTCGTCAATCCGAGCACGATGGACGGGCGTCTGCGCGCCGCTCTGAGCACCTACGGCTCAGAAGGTGTTGGCGCAGATGGCGGCTTCGCTGTGCCGGCGGACTACCGCACCGAGATCATGCGTCTGGTGCAGGCGGAGGAGTCTCTGTTCTCGATGGTCGATGCGACCCCGACCGCGAGCAACACCGTCAACGTTTTGACGGACGAAACCTCGGCGTATTCGACCAGCGGCGTGCGCGTCTACACCCGCGCTGAAGCGGCGGCGATGACGCAATCCAAGCCGCAGTTGAAGGACATGCAGGTTCGGCTGAACGAGATCTATGCGTTCGTGCCGATGACGGACGAACTGCTCGCCGACGCTCCGATGATGTCGTCCTACCTGACGACCAAGGCCGGCGAGGCGCTGCAATTCGCGCTCAGCAACTACATCGTCAATGGCACTGGCGTTGGCCAGCCGCTTGGCATCCTCAACTCAGGCGCTCTGGTGTCGGTCTCCGCAGAGGGGTCGCAAACGTCTGGCACCGTGCACGCCGACAACATCGTCAAGATGTGGGCGCGCATGCCGGGCGCCGTCCGCAACAAGGCCGTCTGGCTGATCAATCAGGACGTCGAGCCTGATCTCATGCGCCTCGGGGCAGTGGTCAAGACGGCCAGCGGCACGGCCACTGGTGGCATGCCAATCTACATGCCGCCCGGCGGCCTGTCCGCCAGCCCGTTCGCCACGCTGCTCGGCCGCCCGGTCATCACGACCGAGGCTTGCGCCGCGATCGGCTCTGTGGGTGACATCGTGCTCGCCTACATGGGCGGCTACTTCGCCCCGTTCAAGGCTGGCGGCGTGAAGTCGGACGTGTCGATGCACCTGTACTTCGATCAGGGCGTTACCGCGTTCCGGTGGTCCCTTCGCGTTGGCGGTCAGCCGTGGCTGTCCGCTCCGATCGCCCGCAAGAACGGCAGCAACACGCTGTCGCACTTCATCGCGCTGGCGGCCCGCTAATCCACCACTTCCTGAAAGGAAAAACTCATGTCTGGAATCAAGGAAGCGGCCGGCGAAGCGCTGCCGGTCCTCGGCACCAAAATTGGCACGTGCTCTTCGACTCCGCTCATCAGCGGCGCAATCCCGGTTTCGGGTGTCGATCAGGTGCTGTGCGTCTTCCAAACCGGCGACATGGCCGCCGAAACGATCGACTTCAAGGTGCAAACCGTCGATTCGGACGGCACCTCGAATGCGGCCGATCTGAAGGCAGCCACCCAGCTTGCCGCGCACGCTTCGAACAACGACAACAAGGTCGTTGTGATCAACATCCGACAGGATGACCTGATTGCGAGCGGCAAGAAGCATATTCGCATGTACGGTGTGACCGGCAATACGACCGGCGGAACGTGCTGCTTCACGGCTGTCGGTGTCGGCGCCAAATATGGCCCCGGCTCCGACAACGATTCGTCGGCTGTGCTGCAGATCAAGCTGTAAGCCCTCCTCTCCCACTGACACAGGCCCGCCATAGCGCGGGCCTTTTTCATTCAACGCTGGCAGCGTGGCGCTTGAGATATGCAATTGCCTTTGCCAGTCGATCGACATCATCTGAAAAATGCCCTAGGCCTGCATTACATGGCCCGCAGAGTATTCCTCGCACATCACCTGACGAGTGGTTATGGTCGATGTGCCAGTAAACACTCTTTGGGTCGTCACTATTGCACACGGCGCATTTGCCGTCCTGTGAAGCCAGAAGCTTTTCAAAGTCGGTGTGCTCGATGCCATACAAGGAACGTATTCGTAGCTCCCTGTGGCGCCCTGGGTTTTCTGCTCTCCACCCTTTTGCAGCGCACGACGTTGAGCAATAGCGCGCGTGCGATCTAAGGTGTCGTATGTCTGATCCGCAAGCAACGCATGCGCTGATCAGGCGAGCAGGTCGGATGCCGGCCCGCTTTTCCCTTCGGTGCAGATTCAGACATGACTTGCACCATCTTCCTGGAAGAGCGAGTTGGCTTGGTGAAAACGAATCTGCTGACAAATCATTGCGTTTGCAGCGAGTGCATCTGTATTTATCTTGCATAGCTAGGAAGTCTAGCTTAGGAGTGGCTAATGAGCAATGCGCTCTATGACAAAGGCCGAGAGGCATTCCTTTCCGGCTCCATCAATTGGAGCAGCGACACGATCAAGTGCTACCTGATCGACACTGGCGCCTACACGCCGAACCTATCGACTGATCAATTCCTGTCCGATGTGCCGTCCGGTGCGCGCATTGGGACGGCGCAGACGCTTGCGAGCAAGACTGTCACGGCTGGCGTTGCTGACGCTGCGGATATCAGCTTCACCGGATTGACGAGCGCACCCTCGCTTGAAGCGCTGCTGATTTACAAGGACACCGGCACCGCATCAACCTCGCCGCTGATCTGTCTCATCGATACGGCGACTGGCCTGCCTGTCTCTGCTGGTGCGACGCAGGTCGATGTCGCATGGGACAACGGTAGCAACCGGATTTTCAAACTCTGATTGAGGCTGCGCCGTGTCAACCATCAAGCAGTCTCTAGGGTCGCGAACCCAATTGAGCGGCGCTGCTGCCGCGCTCAACTCATTGGCGAACGGCACGTATGTCGTGCTCGGTACGCTGACACATTCCAGCAGCGGCAAAACGCCATTGGATTGCTTGGTGGAACTGTCGGCGACGCCGGGCACGGTCAGCGGCAATAAGCAGCTGCTTCTGTTCGCTCAAAAGAGCCTGGACGGCACGAATTTCGAGACCGGCCCGACGTCCGGCACGACCACGACGGATGAGCCAGACCTCACCTATGTCGGCACGCTTCCGCTTGGGAGCAACGCGACGCTGCAGCGCAAAACGTTCAGTTTGGCTGCGGCCTACGGTGGCACGCTGCCGTTCGCCTCAAAGCTGATCGCCAAAAACGATAGCGGGGCGGCACTCGCAGGCAGCGGGAACGATTGCCAGACGCTCGATGTGACTGGCGACGTGACCTGACGCCATGCCGGGATCGCTCCTCAGACGGCAATGGCCTCCGCCGCGCCTGCTCGCGCAGGGTGCTGTGGTGTCGCCAGAGTTGCAGGCCTATCAGCCGTCGATCGTCCTCGTCGGCAATGGGCAGGCCAATCCGCAGCCGATCTATGGCGCGATTCGGCAGACCAACAACGGCGGCTTGGGCGGGACGGGCGCGGCCGGCAACGCGCTTATCACGACGGCTGCCGGGCAGAACTGGACCCTTGGCAACGACACCGATCTGCTCGATACGGCGGGCGGATCGCTGCTGCTGTACTTCCGCAAGACCGACACGACGCTCCGCGGTGCGCATACCCTCGGGTGCACGACGACCGGCGGCGGCACTGGCGCATTCGAGCTGCACGCGCCATTTAGCGACGGCAATATCTACTGGGACTTCGGCGGCAATTCCGGCACCAATCGCGTCTCCTGGGCGTGGCCTGGGTCTGTCACTACGCCGACATGCCTTGTTCTCACGGCTGGGGCGGCCGGCATGCGCGGTTGGCAGGATGGCATCCTGCAAGCGACGAGCGCGACGGCAGTCACCCGAACAAGCGTCGGCGACACGTGGTCGCTGAACCTATTCAATAGCTTCAGTGGCGGCTCCGGCGATCTGTACGAGATCTATGCGGTCGCGCTCTTCAAGAAGCAAATCCCGGATGCGCTCGCGAAGAGACTGAGCGCAAACCCCGCGCGTCTGCTCGCCACCAGACCGAGCAGGGTGTGGACGATCCCGGCCAGCGGTGTCAGCGTCTCGGGAGCAGGCGGCATTGCCTCTGGCGAGACGTTTGGCACAGCGACCGTCACCGATGTCGGGCGAGGCCATATTGTCGCGACAGGAATACCGAGCGGGGAGGCGTTCGGCTCGACGATCGTTCACGGCAATGCAGCCGTGTTGTCGCGATTCGCGAATGGCCTGATTGCACAGGACGGCTTTACCAGCCTGAGCGGCTGGACGGCGCCGGCCGGATGGACGTCGGACGCAACGCGCCCGATCTACGTCGCCTATACCTCCGATGTCGCGGTCCTGACTGGCGGAGCCATCGGATCCACGGATGGGTCTGGACCGCGCGAGAGCCACCTCATGCAGGTGTCCTCGGCGCTGTGGTATCTGTTCTACGGCGCGGGCGATGGCAATGATTCTGGTGCGGGCGCACCGTGGCGCCCGCAGCTCGCGAAATCGACCGACAAAGGCGTCACGTGGACGAAGCTGGGGGCTATCCCCGGCATCACGAATGGCTCTTATGGAGCGCGCGACAATAGCGGCTATATCTGGAAGGAAGGCAGCACGTACTACATGCACGTGCTCAATGCCTTCGGCCAAGTCCAAGGCATCCCGGATGTCCCGTATTACAACGCCATCTATTCGTCCACGAGCATAGAGGGCACGTGGACATTTGTCCGAGAAACGCCATCGCTTGGTGGTGCCGGCAGTTTTGATGAGGTCAGCGTCAATGTGACGTGGACCGAGAAGATAGGGTCAACCTACCATCACTATTGGTCGGCGCGGACATCCAATGTCAACCTTGACCCGGCATGGTCAGTTGGACACGGCACATCGAGCGCGCCGGATGGCGTGATCACGAAAGACGGCAGCGGCAATTTCCTTGCTGCCACTGTCACAGGAACGAACCGGAGTCGGCCGGAGAACGCTAAGAAGTGGTATTCGTCCGTTCTCGGGAAATACATTCTTGCGTCGAACGTCGTAGATCCGACCGGCAGTTTCACCGACGCGAATGAC